CGCTCCGGTCGGCGGCATCAACGCGCGCGACGCCTACACCGATATGTCGCCCGAGGATGCGGTAAACCTCGTCAACGTATTTCCCGAGGCGAACTATGTCACCGTCCGAAGGGGCCACGCCCAATGGGCGACGGGGATTGGCCAATACGTGCAAACCATCCTCGTCTGGCAGGGCCTGACTGGGGTAGATCAGATATTCGGCGCGTCCGGGGCCTATATCTATGATGGCTCTGCATCCGGGACTGCCACAGTGGCCGTTTCTGGCCTCACAAGTGCCAAGTGGCAGTGGACGAACATCGAGACGGCGGGCGGCATGTTCCTGATCGCCGTCAATGGCGCGGACACGGCCAAATCCTACGACGGCACGACCTGGGCAACGCCTGCCATTACTGGCGTTTCGTCGGATACGTTCGTCAATGTGTGCCAGTTCAAGGAGCGCCTTTGGTTCGCTCAGGATAACTCCCTCGATCTTTGGTATCTGGGCACGCAGTCGATAGCCGGTGCCGCGACGGTCTTTCCGATGGGCAGCGTCTTTCGTCGGGGTGGCTACGTCATCGGCCTCGGCAGCTTCAGCCGGGACGCCGGAGAGGGACCGGATGACTTCTTCGTGATCGCAACCAATAACGGCGAGGTTGCGGTCTACCAGGGAACCAACCCGGACAGCGCGACGACTTGGTCCCTCGTGGGCATCTTCACGATTGGAAAGCCCATCGGGCGGCGTTCCATGACGCGCATCAATGGCGACCTCTCGATCATCACGCAGGACGGCGTGGTTTCCATGCAGGCCGCTTTGCAGTTCGACCGTTCGGCCGGAGACAAGGCGACGATTACGTCCAAAATCCAGACGCTCTTTGGCGAGCTATCGCGGGATTATTTCAACAACTTCGGCTGGCAGCCCTGCGTCTATTCCCGAGCAAGGTACCTGATCGTCAACGTCCCGCAGGTTCAGGACATGACGCAAATCCAGTTGGTGATGAATACCGTTACCGGCTCCTGGTGCCGTTTCGAGGGCATGAATGCGGAGTGCTGGGCGGTTGCCAACGACCTGCTGTATTTTGGCGGCAATGACGGGATTATCTATCAGGCGAACGACGGCTACACGGACAGTTCCCAAGACCCGCTGATCTTTGTCAACAACAGCAGCGGCGTGCTTCAATTCCAGAATGGCACCCCACAGAATATCTATTTCACCGTTGAAGGCGCCGTGAATATCGAATGGGAAATCCAGACTTCGTGGCAGAACTATAAGCAGACGAACAACAAGTATTTCACGATGGTGCGCCCGCTGCTTCTGACGGGAGGCGGCGCGCAGTTTGCCATTGGCGTTGACGTTGACTTCGTGGTCACGACGCCAACCGGGACGCTCAATACCGGCACCCTTGGCGGCATGATCTGGACATGGACATGGCCCGGCACATGGGGAGGGCAGAACGTCCTCGACAGCAAGTGGCAGTCTTGCGGAAAAATAGGGAACTGGGCCTCGGTCCACCTCAAGGGCATCATCCGAGGCGCCCCCTGCAACCTCAATGCGATCGACTTGGTGGCGCAGACCGGCGGTGTGTTGTGACCCTCCTTGAGGGCCACGATGAGACTGTAAGCCAGTTCGTGGCTCGCCTCAGCCCCATTGAGCAGCCGGAGTTTGCGCCGGGCTATCGTGCCTTCGGGGTGATCCGCGACGACGGGGCGCTGGTGGCGGGTGTGGTATTTAGCAATTGGCGACCGGCCTTTTCTACACTAGAATTGAGCGGAGCCTCTATCAGCAGGCTCGTCGCCCGCCCCCAGATCGTCGCCCAGCTTGGCGACTATGCATTTGGAAAGCTCGGCGTTTTCCGACTCTGGGCGCGTACCTCTACCGAGAACAAGGCCGCCAGGGGCTTTCTAAAGCGCCTTGGCTTTGTCGAGGAAAGCACGTCCGCCCATTACTATGGACAGGGCCGTCATTCCATGACTTTGCGCGCACTTCGTCCCGAATGGGAAAAGCGATGGGGCCAGAAGCTCCAGAAGGCCGCGTAAATGCAGAGCCCATCCGCTCCCCAAGCTCCGAATCCCACGCAGGTTGCGAAGGATCAGACCACCAGCAACGTCAACACGGCTGTGGCGAACGCCACGCTTGGGAATACCAACCAAGTCACGCCCTACGGGAACCTGACCTATACGCAAACCGGCGGACAGGACGTTGGCGGCAACTTTGTCCCGTCCTACACGGCAACGCAGACCCTCAGCCCCGAGCAGCATCAGATTTACGACAAGACGACGGGCCTACAGTCCGGCGCGCTGGATACCGCCAGCACGGCGTTGGGTCAGGTCAATAACTCGATCAACAAGCCGCTCGACTTCAGCGCGGCTCCGGCTCTGCCGGGCAGTCAGGACAAGCTGCGGGAGGATGCCTACAACGCCCTAACGCAGCGTTCCAATATCGACCTGAACCGCTCGGAGGGCGCTCAGAAGAACCTCCTTGCCAACCAGGGCATTGCCGCAGGTTCAGAGGCTTACAACCGCGCTCTGGACCCAATCGAACGCGCCCGCGTGGATGCCAGCGGGCAGGCGACGATCAACGCGGGAACGATTGCCGGGCAGAACCTCAGCGAAGCCCAGACGCTTCGCAACCAATACATCAACGAAGCCCAGACCGTTCGCAATCAGCCGATTCAGGATTTGACTGCCCTTCTCGGCTTTGGTGGTGGCGTCAAGCAGCCGACCTATGCGCCGGGAAGCGCGGGGCAGGTCGCCCCAACCGATACGGCCAGTCCGGTCTATAATTCGTACAACGGGCAGCTTCAGCAGTACCAGACGCAGACAGGCGCAAATAATGCGCTGTTGGGCGGCCTTTTCGGGCTTGGTGGGTCGGCCGCCGGAGCCGCCGGAATGTTTGCGCTATGACCGTTCGCACGAAAACGTCAGGTAGCCCGTCCAATCAACATTCGTTGGCTTTGCCACTCGATTGTAGCGAGCGCAATGGGCGCTTGCTGATTGGATCGCGGAGGAACTGTCGGGGCCGTACCACGACGCAACCCCTCCAAGTTCAGTACCGCTCACGTTTGAACAGCCCGCAAGACCAAGGGCTAGAAGCCCGATGACGACGCGCATGATTGACCGCCTTTCCAATCACGAGAACATTGCCCTTCAGTTCAGCGGCGGTAAGGACTCGCTCGCCGTCGCCTATCTGCTGCGTCCGTATTGGGACCGCATCACGCTATATCATGTGGATGCAGGCGACCTGTTGCCCGAGATACGGGAGGTGGTCGAGACCATAGAAAAGATCGTGCCACGCTTCGTGCGAATCGAGACCGATTCCAATGCCTGGATGGATAAGCACGGCTATCCGAGTGATCTGGTCCCGACCAGTTGCACGCCTTCGGGTGTGATGATCGGCATGTCGGAAAAGCGCCTTGTAGACCGCCATGATTGCTGCGCTTGCAACGTGATGATGCCCATGCACGACCGGGCCATCGCGGATGGCTGCACCTTGGTCATTCGCGGCACGAAGCGGGCGGACTTCAAGCGGATGCCTGCCGAGAACGGCCCCACAGGTCTAGGATATGACCTGTGGCTGCCCATCCTTGAATGGTCGCATGAGGACGTTTTCAGCTATTTGAAAAGCCTCGATCTTCCCTTGTGCCGGGTCTACGAGCATCGAGTGAACGCGCCCGAATGCGCGACCTGCCCCGCTTGGTGGAGCGAAGGGCGCGCGGAATATCTCGGCAAGTACCATCCGGCCTTGGCTGCCGAGTACCATCGCAAGTTGGCAGTTGTCTCGGCTGAAGTGCTGCCATTCCTCGATCATCTGAAAGCGGAGATGGTCGATGGCCGATAACAGCGCCCTCCTCGCCTCCCTCTTGCTGGGTCAGAAGCAGCGCCCGGACCCAATCGAGGCGCAGCGCAAGTATGGGCAAGACCTCATCGTCAAGAGCAGTTCCACGGCTCCCTTGGCGTCCGGCAGCCCAATTGAGGGGATTGCCCGCGTTTTGCAAGGCGCCCTTGGCGGCCTGACGGCTGGATATGCGGACCAGTTGGCCCAGGAGCGTGGGCAGAAGACTGTTGCAGGCCTATCGGCTGCGCTGCAAGCAAACACCCCGGAGGAAGCCGCCAAGGCCCTACAGGGTGCCGGTGGCGATCCCGACACGGTGGCTTCGAGCTTGGCTCAGCTTCTGTCGCAGAAGGGCGACCGCTACACCAAGGACGCACTGGCGACGAGGGCATTCGGGGCTGCCGGCGGCACTATGCCGGGCGCGCAGGGCGGCGGCATT